TGCAGTGCCAGCAGTTTTAATTGCACCGAGAATATCTCCCTTACCAAGAGCATCTAACGTACCACCGGCTGCGTCAATCAAACCACCTTGACCAAGGATAGTACCGTTTGAGCCTAATTTAGCAATCGGGCTTTCTGTTCTGTCATATGTTGCAACATCACCAAATCCAGTGACAATATCGCCCGGTGCTCTACCATCTAATGCACCATAGTTATATACTACTGTTTCATAATCTAATGACATTCTGTTTTGCATGATACCATTACCTTCATTGTAATTGTATGTGTCATGCGAAAATGAAGTAATAATAGGATTTACTAATGTGTAAGCAGTAAAGTTGTGTTGATTAAAACCAAATATAGTAATATTCTTAAAGAAAGGAAGTTTAACTTCACTATCAGTAGCAGAAACACTGTTGAAGCCCCAATCATCATCTCCGGTGATTGAGGGTTGATATGTATTTCTAGTATTGTAATCATTAACACCAGTACCAGTAGGCGCTTGACCGCCTCCTCTTTTACCGGCAAACACTACACCAGGCTTTTTGCTATCGTTATAGTAATATTGATAGTATGCTTCCCAAAGACCATTAACAGTGTCACCATTGTCATCATGGAAAGTAATGTCTACTGGATCATACTTAATCTTTGTTTGAATAATTCTTTTACGATTATACTGATTAAGTTGAACAGTGTTCATACTATAAGACGGAAGTTTTACGTCTTTAACTAAAATACCAAAATTAGTATCAAAACTTACATTGGTGCCGGTTCTGCCGCCGTTAAAACCCAAAAATGCATCTCTATCGATTTCAAAGTAAACGTGGAAAAGGAATTTGAATTTAGGAGCATTCTGATAAGAATTAGTCCTAAAGGTTTTAGAAGCGTGAGTATAATCTCTAAGGTAGTCGCTGCCGAAGAATGCTCCGGCAGCGTCTTTTAGAAGGTTTTGTACAAACCCGGCCATATTAACCTATGACCTTAATTAAGTCTGTCCACCGATACCTGTTGCGATACCAGTAGAACCGTTGAACGCACGACCAACACTTGCACCAACGCCAGAAGCGAGTGGTGACTGAATTGCGTTGTCATAACGAATTGTCAATGCGATTGTTACTTGATCACTTGTACCATAGTTGAGTGTCTGATAGTTTGCTTGCTGTAAGAAGCAACCATAGAGTTCCCAAGTTTCAAGTACTGTTGGTGCAAGAGCACCGTTACCACCATCAAGAATTTCGATGTTAGTTTGGAACTTATAGTCTTGACCAGTTGCCGCAGATGCTTGTTCAACGAAATCGAACTGCTTCTGTAGTTGCTGACCAACTGCTCTCGAAACGCTGCCTGAAGCATCGTCACGAATGTTGACTGAAAGTGGTTGCCATTTTGGCTTACCTGCAACGTACATAGTTGAGTTGTACACATTAAGTGTAACTTCGTCAAACTGTACTTGCGGTCTAGCGCAATCGATAACTTGTTTTGTCAACTGTAGGCCACCTGTAGCATCAACACCAAAGTTCAAAAAGTTAACTCTGAATCGGAATTGAAGTTTGGGCATCAAAAGACCTTGGTTGCCACCAGCATTATCAGACGCTACGGTCATGTTGAACAATGATTGTGAGGCTGTTGCCATTTTTATATTCTCCTGTTAGATATATTTATCTTTTGAAATGAGTGCCTCACTAAGAGGCACCCATCTCATTTCTTTATAGCGATGATAATTCACCAGTGTTGAAGACACGAACTGGGATATAGATGAATTCGACTGCCTTAACAGGCTCGATTGCAACATCAATCCAAAGTTCATTTCTGTCAATTCTTGCAGGTGTGTTGTTAGATTCATCACACACTACTAGATAGTCATATACACCACGCTTTGCTACCAAATCAACAAGAAGTGTTTGTACAACACCCTGAATCTGCTGTCTTGTATATGCATCGTTAGGTTCGAATACGAATGGTCTAGCGGCAATTGTCAATTGTCTACGAATGTAAGCAATCAAACGTGCTACGTTAATACGATCAAGTGCAGACTGTGAGTTGAAACTTGACTTGTTACCGTAGTTAAGTAATCCGTTACCTGTGAAGAATACCATTGGGTTAATCTGATTTGTATACAATACATCACGGATACCAATACGTGTCTTAATAGTAATGAATTCCCCTGTTATTGGATCAACATAACCAATGTTAGTTGCGTTGTCAATAATACCACGACGAGTACCAGCTGGTGCTAACCAAGGATAAGCAACAGTGTCATTACGTAAGAATGTACGAATCATCATGTGTGATGCAGGAACAGCAACTAAGTTACCATTCAAGTCAGATGTGATACCTGATGGATAGAATAGACCCATGTAAGTACTACGTGATACTAGACCATCTTCACCTGTTGATGTTGCTCCTGCGGCATTAGTTGCCCATGCTTGAATTGCAGTAGCATCATCTGGAAGTCTCATTGGTGTATCACCAATGATGAATCCTGTTTCACCACGATCCGCATTCAATACAATCATGTTAGGTTGTAGTTCTGGATAGTTTGGCGTAGCCATCATGTTAAACGCATTGTCTTCGTCACGAATTGATGTGTTTGTATCAATTGCTACACGCAATGCTTGAACAACCATAGCACGTTGTGCTTTACGACCCATGTAAGGTGCACCATTTGACTGTAGACCTGATCTAGATACCCATGCATCCTTCTGATTAGGAAGAGTTTCGTCTGGGAAACTATTGCTATTGAAGTAGTTTACAATGTACTGCTTAACGTTATAACCTGAACGGCGTGTGTTAAACAACAACATACCAGTTGGGTATAGAGAAGCACTTGGTGCATCTAAATCAAGATAGTTACTAGTTAACAATGACTGGATTGTTGGAATCGGATCATCTGCTGGATTAGTTGTGCCGTTTGGTGCCCAACGTGCATCTTGGAAGATGATACCGTTTGCGTCAGTTCCGTTTGAATTATCAATACGAACCCACTGAGCAACACCGTTAACTAACTGCCAACGATTGATTAATGGATAATTTTCAAGATCGCTTGTATCGATCCAAATATCACCATATACAAGTGCTGTACCATCTGATTGTAGTGTTGGCTCGCTTGCGCTTACTAGTGGACCATTAGGATCAGTTGCGTTAGTTCCAGTTGGGCTTGGGAAACCATTTGAGTCATAGTTAATATTCTTATAACCAACCCAACCAGTTGATGCCTTAACCATGATATCAACTTCATCAACTACTGAATAGAACCAGTTAGTACCATCAGCAGGAGATGCTACGATTGCACCTTCGTTAGCAGTCATTTCAAACTCTACCCAGTTTGATAACTGTGCAGTATAGTTTGGAGCGCCTGTACCTGAAACGAATGTCAATGATGTGACAGCACCAGCACTAACAGAACCAACAATTGCTACTAAATCGTTAGTACCACTAACGCCGCCCAAATCAGCACCGTCAAATGTGATTTCGTCACCGACTACGTAGCCTGATCCAGCATCTACGAATGTTGCAGTTGAGATACTATAGTTCTGAGAAACGTTTGTAATAAGAACTTCTAAATCAATTCCAACTCCTGTTGTGCTAGATTGTGTAACTGTGAAAGAATTCTCACTAGTGAATGGACCTTCTTTAGTACCGGATGTTGAACCAATCACAAATCCTGCTTCAGCCATTAAACCGCTAGAAAGACCTGTAGTACCATCAAAATCGTCAACGATGATTACACCGCCGGTTGTGTGAGTTAAAACAAGAGCACCGGTTGATGCAACTGTTGCAGTTGTATAAGGAATACCAGCACCTGACCATGCAGTTACGAAATCTGTTGCATCGCTATTATCAGCAAGAGATACAGTATAAGGTGTACTGTATGTTGAACTTCCTGGCAATGATACTTGTACATTGAATGTATAAGGACCAGCGTTGAATGCAGGTGCAGTGTTTGTACCAGTGACAATAGTTGCACCTGTTGCAATACGTTCCCAATAATATACTGGACCGCGATTTAGACCATTTGATGCATACTGAGCGTAAATAGTTCCTGCGGGAATCGCTTTACCACCAGTTGAATCAAGTGCGGCTGTTGCGGCTGCATCTGTAGTTGCAAAACTTAATGTCTTTGGAATCCAAACTGCGTTTAAATTATCCCATACAGAAACAACTGGATTTAAACCATTACCGGCTAAACCAACTTTAATCCATACTGAACCACTTGGACGAGGATAAGTTTGACCAGCCTGCCATGTTGGCTGCCCTGATGAAGTTGCATAGACAAATGATGGCTGATAATATGTACCAGCAGTAATTCCCAAATCAGCAAGCAATGTACCTGAACCGGTAATTCCTAAATTGTATGGGGCGCCTAATTGTGTACCACCAGTTTGTGCTGAATAGAGTTCTAACTTACCACCAACTACTGCGGCTGATAGATAAGTTAAACCCAATGCGTTAATAGATGCTGCCAATGTTGCAACGTTATTATTAGGTGATGCTGAAACTGCAACAGTCTTTGACAATGAACCACTAAGGTTAATTGTGATAGTTTGAGCCGCAGTTAAAGTTGGGTTAGATTCTGTTCCTTGAACTGTAGGATTAGCGGCTAACCAATCTCCTGTACCTAATTCTACCCACTGATTAGAACTATTCTTAAAGAAGAATTGACCCGCAGTTGTAGCAGTTGGATAATCATAAGTTGGAATAGCAATTACTGCATATTCACCAATGTTACCAATACTATCTAGGGGAAAACCTCCTGACACTAATGTTGAATCACTAATGATGTAAGGTGTTTGAAGTGTGAACTGACCGGTTGTTGCATTAAATTCGTTAATGCCCCATGTTGAAGTTGTAGTGTCAAGCCAGTAAGTACCGTCTTCTGGGTTACCAGTTGGACGACCTGTCTGACCTACTAAACTTGCAAGGTCAATGTCGGCTCGTAAAGCATAAATGGTGTTTGTAGCACCAAGAGCCGAATAAGCGGCCAATAGACCATATTCATTTAATTCATAACCCTGAATAGGTACACCATTGCTTGTTGTATAGAAGAATGGGTTACCATAAAGAGTAACGAGATCACGCTGACTAGTAACTCTAAAGAGTTTGTTAGCGTTGGCTGCTGTAGTCCCGGCTGCAACTGATGTTGAAGTAGGATCAGCCTTATTCTGCGCTGTTGCTAACAGAATGAACGGAATTGAGTTTGTTGGCGCCGGAAGATATTGAGATTCGTCAATGATTGTTACTTCTACGCCTGGAGATACTAGTGCCATATTTTATTTTCCTTTGTAAAATTATGAGGTTTACCACCTGAGTTGTATCTTTATTTAGTATAAAATTTAAAAAAGGCTGATTAAGCATACCTTCGAAGGTGTTTTTATAAATACTGTATGTCAACTAAACGTCCTATCTGTAAAACGTGCAATAAGAATCATTGCGCCATTAACTATAAACGTGAGGGCGTAACCCACTATAGAAGTATATGTGATAGTTGTGGTAATAAAAAAGCAAAAAGAAAACCCAAAGTATTCATGTGGGAAAAAGCCGGATACAAGAAAAAAGCCACATGTGACTTATGCGGCTTTAAAAGTTTATACCATACTCAACTAACAGTCTTTCACATCGACGGTAATCTAACAAATGTAGCGTTTAATAATTTACGCACAATCTGCCTCAATTGTGTTGAGGTGGTCAAAAAGAAAGAAGTTACTTGGAAACGAGGAGACTTACAAGTTGATTATTGATTTCATCTGACGATGTAAATCGTCAATTGTACCGTTATTATCTACGTAATGATCGTAATCTAGTCCTACACTAGAATATTCACTAGCATGAATCTTTAACTTCATAAGTCTATCTTTTGCCATAACCCATCCGATATGTTGAAGTCCACGATTATATGCAACTGCATCATCATACCATTCGGGTTGAGGACCACGTTCTACTCTGAGGGTAGTACCATTAGCGTTCTTGATAGCAACAACTTCATTAGCAAATCGACAGTCAGTGATAACGATGTTATCTTTGGAGGTACGTAGTTTATTCTCTACGCTTGCTACCCAAATATCATTGTGAAAGCCTTGACGGCAAACTTCTGTGCCCCATTGCTGTAATACCCAGCGAGGAGTTAGATTGGGTATGTTCAAACGATCTGCCCACCAAGTATCAACTTCTTCTCGCCACTCTCTGCTAGACTTAGTAGAACCTTCAAGCAGGTCTCGGTCCCAACCAAAAACTGATGCAACTGCATCTTTAAGAGTTCCTGCAAAACTCATGCGCTTGAAGCCGTGAAATGTGCAAAGATAGTCAGCGGCTGTGTCTTTGCCGCTACCAATAAAGCCGGTGATGCCGATGATCATATTAGAAGTCTCCTGTTGATTTCTTATTGTATAGAAAACTTAGGAGAATGTCAAGAACTATTTAACCTTGAATCCAAGTTAGTGGCTGTGAGTAATCCACATAGTTCTTCAACTGCTCTAGTAATGCGGCTTGCATTTCCTTAGACTCAGCCTTCATAGCAGTACCGTTTAGACTTGTACCGCCACCTGGACCTGCAATAGTACCAAACTTTTCACGTGCTTCACCGATAATGCCCTTAAGCACTGCAATGATGAAGTCTCCGATCCAAACACCAGCACCCGGATCTTGAATAAGAACTTCTTCTGGACGCTGAATATCAGCCCAAATAAGAATGCGTTCGCCGGTGCCCTTAAAGTCACGTACAATGCGTAATACTTTGGTTACTGGATCAAACGTATAAGTTAGGTAACCACCGAACATACGTGCGGCTAATTCAACGTAACCGGCATAGAAATCATATGTTGCCATACCGCCAGTGTAGTTATAGTTCAATAGATATGTGTTAAGAATTGCACTTGAGAATGGGTCAAAACTTGATGAACTTGGTCCTGTTTCAAGACCAACTGTTCTACGGAACAAACATCTAACGTTGATAAATTCAGCAGGGAGTGTATACGTATCAACATTCTTAATGACTGTCATAAGTGTATATGTCTCTTGTACAGCGTTTTCTGCACGTTGACGATATACTTTGATTGCATAGTTGTATGCAGCCTCATAATGTTGAGGATCAAGTTCTAAGTCGATAATATCGCCGCCCAAACGTAAACGGACGTTCTCAAACAATGCTTGCTTGAGTTCTTCTAAGTTAAGATTGGTTGGTGTTGCTAAAATGTCTGCGGCCATGTTGTTTTCCTGTTATGTTTATTTATCAGGAAACAACATGACCTTGCCTAATCAAAGATCGCCTGCTTTGCGGTTCTCTGAATAATGTGCATCAAACTTGCCGCCCGGATATCGACTCTTGAGCTTGTTGACATTTTCAGTAATCACATCATTGGGATCCAAATGCAGGGCACGGCAAGCATTGATCCAGTACCAAATAATATCACCAAGTTCACGTTTCATATGGAACAAAGTGTCATCGTTGAAGGGCTTTCCTTGGAACACCATTTTCTTGACGATTTCTTGAAACTCTCCAGTCTCGCTGCCAAGTCCAATGGCGCCACATAGTAACAAGGGAATGTTGGCATCGGGACCATGCATGTACTCGCCTTCGCTACCAAATGCTTCGTAGTTGGCATCTAGTTGATCTAGTTTGTTCATAAAACTAGTAAGGTCTGTGCTTTCCTTGCTGGTAACTGCACCAACAAATTCGCTGTACTTGTTTAAGTCAATTTTGTCTGTCATTCTGTTTCTCCATTAAAAAATGATATAGTTCGTCAGCGTAAAGCCTATGCGGTTCATCACTGTGATGACCATAAACTGCTTTAGTGTTTGTGTACCCCAAATTTATATATTTGGGATAAAACAATTCAGTGTAATAGTGTCGAGTATCAATAGAATTTTTATAAAATTTAAGATACTTTTCATTTTTGGGTGAAAACATATGTATTGTATTACACATTAAATATTTTACGTTCTGATATTTAAAAAAGTATTGTAGTTGCAACATTAAATTAGAAGTTGCAACTTCTAAATATTCGGTTCTATTAACAATGAAACGTCTATAGTCTTTTTGAATATCCTTTTCCCTATCTGAATATCCTTGAAAGTTGATATTAATTTGTAAAAAATCATTTGATGACTTAGAAAACCAATCGCAATACTTTCCGTTTTGTTCCTGATGCCAAGTTGGAAATTCAAATGGTGCTTCAATGCGTGAACTTTCAGTCCACCCTACTAGTACAAAAACTTCTAAACCATCGTGATAGTTTTCACTGAACCATTCTAGGACACTTCGTGCAATTGCGCCATTTGTATATCCACTAACAGCAATATTGATAGGCCTATAACCTAATTTATTTGCTAACAGATTCCCATAACTATGTTGACGATTATATGTGCTATCGGTTTGTCCGTCAATCTCACTGCCGGCAGTATGACTACAACCGGCAATGAGCATTACTTTTTCACGCATTAAAACGCCTTCAAGATAATCATATCTTCATTGAAGCGACCATTTGGAACTGCTTCAACTGCTTTGATTTCCTTAAAGTACTTACGTGCCGCTGGCTTGCTACCAGTAAGTGCTTTGATTTGTTCAGCCGGCTTACGTAGTGTCTTGATACCACTTTCTTTCTTATCAAAGCCAAGCAATGTGTTACCCTTAACACCAAGTGACTTACTATAAGTGTCTGCTACAAAATGATGCATCTTACGCTTCTTAGTGTCATAAACCCATGCTTCTGTGCAGTTATGCAACTTGACAGGCGATAGACTTACCAAATCAAGTTTGAGTGCATCATCCTTAAATGCCTTGCAGTACTTCAACTTAGCAACTACCTTCTCAACGGGTATTGCCTTACGTGCCCTTGGCTTCCTAGATACTTGCTTTACTGCAACGTAGCCATTTAGATCAGTGATAATGCTATCAATGAACTTGATAACATTCCTAACCTGCATCTTACTCATAAAACTATATGCTTCGTTTAGTTGATCACAAGTACCTGCTTGCAATTCAACATATTCAGCACGAATCTTTTCCCAATTAGCAACTATATGAGGTACATGTTGAGGGAGAATATTACGTTCCTGCAGTTCAACCATGACCTTGCTTTTTGTATCAAAGTCTTTTGAATAACTATTAGCGCAATATTCATCAAAGAATGCATCAATTTCCGCCGCCGCCTGACTAGCACGTTCACGCATTACTTCCTGAATTGTCTTGCGTTGAACTTCTGTGCCTACAGATACGGTTTTCTTTCTTTCAGCCTTATCTGCGGCTTTTACAATTTCTACCAATTTTTCAATGTGAAGTTGAAGTCGTGCTTGATACCGATCTTCCATTTGCAAGCCACGTACACTCATACGTGCAAGCCAACCAATTGAAGTGTTAATATCACTTTCAGGAGCCTTGCGTATCAACTTTGCAGTCTCAATCTTATTGTTCCTGTCTAGGTAATCAACCAAAAAGTCTTTGGCTTCTTTTGAACTATAAAATTTAGAATACCAGTTAAACGCTTCAATAAGTGATCTGGGCTGTTCTGTTACAAAATTAGGTTCGGAACCATAATATTGTGCATCAGCATCACGTGGTCTTAGGTCTTTAACAGACCCTACAGTTTCAACTGCTAAGGATTTAGCCTTAGTTTTTTGTGTTGCAATTCTTGTCATGCGAGCCATGTTGATATCTCCGTATAAATCGACTTTACTTATACAAGTATACACTAGATTTGATTAAATGTCAAGCCTCTTTTAATGTTTTCCAAATATATTCTTCCTGTTCCCAAACCCAATGCATTATCTATGTATAGCAGGATTTCTTACCCATGTCAACCTATTTTTTCGATAAATAAATGTATGCCAAGATTAAGCCTCTACCGCCCTAATAAACAAAACGACTATCGTTTCTTTGACAGAACGATTTCGGAACAACTCACTGTAGGTGGGACAGACCTTTATATCCACAAATATTTAGGTCCTCAGACAAATACTACATCTGTTGACGCTACCCAGCCCAACTATGACATACTTGCGCCTACAAATATTCAGGATTTGTTATTCCTAGAAAACAGAGATAGAGTTTATGATAAGAACATCTATCGTTTACGAGGGCATTACAACGTACAAAATCTTGATTTTGATTTAAGTCAGTTTGGATTGTTTTTAAACAATGATATTATCTTCGTTACAGTACATTACAATGACATGATTGACATTATTGGTCGTAAGTTAATGGTAGGTGACGTACTTGAACTTCCGCACTTGATTGATTACAACCCACTAGACGAAAAGATTCCAGTTGCACTGAAACGTTTCATGCAAATCACTGATTCAAACTATGCGTCAGAAGGTTTCAGTCAAACGTGGTATCCGCATCTATGGCGTATTAAATGTGAACCACTAGTCAACTCACAAGAATTTGATGATATTCTTAAGGAACCAACAGAGCAAGATAATTACCTTGGTAATTGGGATAAAACTAAATCTTATCCACCGGGTTACACTATTACGTTTGGCGACACGATCTACAAGTCAATTGCAGAAGTGCCAGTTGGCACCTCTCCACCTAATACTGCATATTGGGAACGTGTTGATAATGGAAGTCTCGCAGACATTCTATCAACATACAACAAAAACATTGCAATCAACGATGCCGCTCTACAAGAGGCTGCACGTATTGTACCTAAGTCAGGTTACGATCAAAGCAAGTTGTATGTTGTTCCTACTTATGGTGCATTTGAAGCAAACGGTGTCCCATCTGGAAAGACCAATCAGCCTGCGCCACCAGTCAATGTAATTACATCATCTGGTACTGGTACTGCAATACCAGTAGTTGGCACTGTAGTCTTTATGCGTGATCCTAAGTACAAGAATCCAAGCGCAGGAATCAAAGTTTCCAAAGAAGTACTACAAAGTATTTGGGACATGACCGCTGACGGAGATCATTTGCAAGATAAGATTGACAAGTTTGTTCAAGCAAGTTTATCTATTGCTGAAGAGGCCCCTACTAGAACAGAAGGCGGCTCTGGTGCATTAGAAGGTACTAAAGTATTAGCAGTACAATCATTAGGTATCATTACAGGACCATATGGTACTGCTGATAACACTTATGCTACTGCCGATCAAGATCCCACACTACCCGGCTTTACTGGTACTATTACTCCTGATATGGACTATCGTGCAGACTGTGATCCAGGTTTTCAGTTTATTGCACGTAGTAGCCCGCGCAGTTTTGGTTATACAACTGGTTACTTGTCAGGTGATGGTCAAGCACCAAACGGTGAACCAACTGGTGCTGGTATTAGTTTCCCACAAAATCCACAAGTCGGAGACTACTTCTTACGTATCGATTATATGCCTCAACTATTATATCGTTGGGACGGTATTCTTTGGGTAAGAATTAGTGAGAATGTTAGAACAACTACTGGATTCAGTGAGACTGATGATTCACAATTGTCTGGATTTATTAATAACCAAGGCGAAATTTATCTAAATAATACACAAGAGGTGGTACCACAACGTCAACCGCTGTCGTCATTACTTCAGCCTGCACTAACACCACTACCACCGGAAGCATAATATAAATGGCACAGTTTTTTTACGATAATCAGATTAGAAGGTTCCTGGTGCAATTTGCTAAAATTTTTAGCAACTGGTATGTAACTAAAGGCAAAGACCCTAATGGAAACGATATCTTAATTCGTGTGCCAATTATGTATGGTGATAGTAGCAGGCAAGCAAGTACTATTATTGCTAATAACAGTGCAAGTAATTTGCCATCTGCACCCCTAATTACCTACTATATTAGCGGATTAGAATACGATCAACGTAGAACACAAGACCCTACCTTCATTGATAAGGTTAACATAAGACAACGTGCATATGACAGTGAAACTCAAACATATGAACAAACACAGGGACAAGCATTTACTATTGAACGATTGATGCCTGTTCCCTATACTCTTCGTATGACGGTAGATTTTTGGACTACAAACTATAATCAGAAGTTAGAAATTATTGAACAGTTAGGCACATTGTTCAATCCTGCATTAGAAATTCAAAGCACTGATAACTTTGTTGACTGGACTTCATTGAGTGCAGTATTTCAAGATGGATTGACATTCTCTAGCAGAAGTATTCCACAGGGTACCGGCAATCCTATTGATGTATTGACATGGAAGTTTTACATGCCTATCTGGATTACTACATCAAGTAAACTTAAGAAGTTGGGCGTTATTCAAAAGATTATTGCAAGTATCTATAAAGGTACCGCATATCAAGACGTACAAGATGATGATTTACTATTAGGTACTCGTCAAAAGATTACACCATATGGATATAAGTTATTATTAGTTGGTAACAGACTTCAATTACTACCTGCTAATGAAGCATTCTATCCACCTAATACTAATTTAAACAATCCCGATAGTCCTAATACTTCGTTGTATTGGACAAGTTTGTTAAACGTGTATGGTAAAGTAAAGCCGGGTATCAGTCAAATTTGGTTACAGAATCCATATATGGAAGATGACATTGTAGGTACAATTGTTCCTGATCCATTAGATGATAGATTCTTAATTTATAGCATTGATCCTGATACATTGCCTCAAAATACATTAGCGCCCGTTAATAGTGTTATCAATCCACAATTACAGGGACCGAATGCAGGTTTGCCAGGTCCTACTCCGGGTGTAAGATATCTCATAGTAGAAGATATTGGTTCAGACGGAACTAGTACAGTTGCTTGGGGAAGTTTAATTGCAAACGCAAACGATATTGTAGAATATGATGCAACTGAGGCTGAATGGTTTGTTGCATTCGACAGTCAAAATGCAACTGAGGTTGAGTTCGTAACTAATCTAACTACTACTATCCAGTATCGATATGTTGATGCTGATGGTATGTGGATGAAATCATACGAAGGATGGTATGATCAGGGCGATTATAGCGTTGTAATTTGATATGACCAACGCGGCCGGTGTATTCTTCTATAGTTCTTCAACTAATAGATATCTATACTTACTAAGATCAGATAAGAACAACACCACTTGGAGTATCCCAGGAGGTAAAGTTGAGAAGGGTGAAACTTTACTTGAAGGTGTTGAAAGAGAATGTGTTGAAGAAATGGGTTTCTTTGACCCTGAGATGAAATTGATACCTATTCAGAAGTTTACAAATGGTAACTTTGTGTATAACACGTTCTTCTGTCAAGTAAAAGAAGAATTCATTCCAGTATTAAATGATGAGCATTTGGGATATGCTTGGGTTGAGCATGGACTATATCCTAAACCATTGCACCCAGGATTGTTTTCTACTGTGAATATTGATATTGTTATTGAGAAATTAGAAGCACTGATAAAATAATAGGGGCCGTAGCCCCTATTATTAAATTCCTAATAGTTTACTTAATGCGGGCCACCCAAGTGCCCCGGCTAAGATTCCAGCCCCCATGAGCATCCAGCGCCATTTTTCTAGCGCATTAACTTTTTTGTTAACTTCACCATGCTGTCTTGTATTTTCCGTTTGGAAATCTCTAATCATAGCATGAGTTGTTTCCATATGAGTATCGATGTGGTCACGAAGTTCCTTCAGGCCAGTTTTCAAATCACCAACTTTTTCGTCGAGGTTTTGATACTGGACCTGAAGGACAGCAATCTCTGTTTCGGGTTGTTTCTGAACAGAGAGTGCCATTTATTATGCGCCGTTAATCGTAACGATTGGGTTCGGCTGACCATTGTCTACGTTCGCAACAGCGGCTGTGTTGAATGTAGCAATGATATCAGGATTGACGTTAGCCAATACAGCAAGACCTGTACCTGAACCGGTACCTGTTGCAGTGAATGTAACGCCTGTCATGTTAGACATAGCACCAACTGAAGTCCAGTTTGTTGTACCTGTACTATAGATAGTGTATACTGTACCTGCTGATAGTGAACCTGCCGCAACAGTTGCTGGGAACACTTCACTGTTGTAGTCATTAATACTTGAAACAAACTGTGTGCCTGAAGCCGCATTAGTTCCAATGATAGACATTGTGTTTGGAGTCAACGCTGTATTGGCAACGTTAGCAGTGAAACATTGTGCTGTTAGACCAGTTGTTGCACCTGTTACTAAGTACTTTGTCTTGCCCTTTTGACGAACAATGAAG